CATTTCTTACGCCCTCTTTCTGAGCCGCGGCGCCCCGACCATCGCGAGCTGATCGTCTTGTCGGGCCTCCGCATAGATTCGGAGCAACATCTCCGGATGTTTCCAGTTCCCCTGCTTTTGGACCGCGCTGATCGGGGCGCCCTTCTGGAGCAGGTACCGCGTGGCGCCCGTCCGCCTGGTCGCCCAGTGGAACGTCAGCCCGCCGTGCGCGCGGCCGTAGCGCAGGCCGGCCTTCTTGCAGAGGTACTCGAAGCGCTGGCGAACAGACCCGACCCAATCCCGCGGGTTTCTGGCGCGTCGGAACTTCGCGAAGTAGTACCGCTCGTCCGTCCGCTCGATCGCCTTCAGGATGGCCAAGGCGCGGGGCGAGAGGGCCGTCTCGTAGGCGTCCCCGCTCTTCGCGTGTTTCACGTACAGCCATTGGCCGTCGTGCTCGCTCCGCTCGAGGTCGAGCAGGTCGCCGAGCCGGATCATCGTGTCAATGCCGAGAATGATGATCGCCTTGTCCTGGGCATCCTCCGCGACCTCGAGGAGCTTGTGCTCTTCGGCCGGCTGCAGCAGGCGCCGTTTGATGGGCGGCGCTTTCAGGCGCTTCAGGCCGACGATCGGCGAGGCCGCGAGGTACGTGCCGACCGCATCGCGCAGCATCCCTTTGAGGATGTCGATCTCCCGATTGATGGTCCGCGGGCCGCAGCCGTCGGCGGTCCGGGCGGCCATGTAGGCCCGGACGCGATCGGCGTCGATGGCCGAGAGCAGCTCGGCGTCGAACGCCCGCCGGAGCGGCTTCAACGCATCGACTTCGCGCCCGGCGCCACGGCGGAGCGCGATGACGTCGCGGGCGTACCGCTCGGCATAGACGGCAAAGCGCACCATCGGCGGACCGTTGGGCAGTCGTCGCACCTTCCGCTCAGCGATCTCGAGCATCCGGCGCTGATACGCCTCGACCGCGAGCGCCTTGTTGTCTTTCCTCTGGGTCGTCGTTTCGCCGATGAGAATCTTGCTGCTCTCGCGCTGCTGCCCTTTCGGCGCGATCTCGAGATGCAGCCAGTAGTACGGCGAGTCGTCGCGGGTGAAGACGCCCATCTAGCGCCGGCTGCCTGATTGGACCCGACGCTGGCGACACTGCTGGGCCACCAACTTCGTGGCGTCGAGAATTCCTTGCATCAGCGCGGGTTGCTCCTGGGCGAGGACGTGCAAGTCGTCGATGTGTGCGCGGAAGGCCGTCACCAGGGGCACGCCTCGGACAGTCGCTGGCGTGGGACGGGGAATGAGGACCGCGCGCTGCGTCTTGGGCAGGACGAGATACAAACGCCGATCACGCAGTTTAGACATAGACGACCTCGCCGCTGTCCTGAATGGATCAAGATTTTTTCTTGGCCTGTGGCGCGACCATGGGGAGGATCGGCGCTTGGGTCGCGGGCGACTGGCCGTCCTGATTAAGCGGGGCCACGATGGTTTCCACGAAGGCGATTTTCGATTCATCGAGGCGGATCAGGTCGGCCAAGATGATGGCGATGCGTTCCCGCTGGTCTTCCGACAAGTCAGCCGTGAGAAACGCCTTAATGGCGTGTTTGACTTCCGCCCCAGCGTGATGAAAGCGCTGCGCGAGCCGCAAATCCTCCTGCAATAAATCCTTCAGGAGCGGATCTGGGGTCTGGCCCGCCTCCGCATCGTCGGCGAGGAGTTGATCCAGGGTCAGATCCATCGCCTGGGCGATCCGTTCCATCTGCTTCTTCCGCGTGGCGCGCACCCCCGTCTCGAAACTTTGGAGACAGCCCACCGAAATCCCGGCGCGCGCCGCGAATTGGATTTGACTCATGGCGTCGTGCTCCCGGCGCCATGTGATCACCCGTGCGGCCGCCTGGCGATACATCGCCTCATTGTCAACGATCGGAATGTGGTCGGTCACACGCACGATCAAAAGCGTAAATTAACTAGTTGACGCAAGTCAACTTAGTTGTATATTGTGTCTGAAAATTAACTATGCTGCTCAAATTGGCGCGCAAAGTCGCGGGGTTCACGCAGGGCGAGCTAGCCAAACAAGCTGGCGTCACCAAGTCGTTTATTTCGCTGCTCGAAAGCGGGAAGCGCGACATCCGGTCCGTGGGCTATGAAACTGTCGCGCGGATTGCCGATGCGCTCGGCGTGAGCCCGCAGGAGTTGTTCCCTCTGGACGTCCGGAAATCCCATCGCACGAAGAGGCCGGCATGATGTCGCCCAGTCCCTATCTCACCGCCAATGAAGCCGTGGAGTACCTCCGGCTCGGCTCGTTGAACATGCTGTACCGCCTCGTGAAGCAGCACCACTTGCCGTTCTGCCGCCGCGGGCGCCTGTACCTCTTCGATCGGCGCGAGATCGATGTCTGGTTGCACGGCTTCGCTAGTGAGATTGAGTTCCATCGCGCGCGGCGCCGCGCGTGAGAGCGGTCCAGGGGCAGGAGGAGGAGTAATGGTGAAGCGCCTCAGTCGCCGTCGCGATCGTGTCGTCAATCAGCGAACTGGCGTCGTGGATACGGCCTCGGAATACGTCGAGAATCTGCGCGCGCTGGAACGCGCCGTGCAACGGCTGGACGATGACATCGCGATCATGCACGCCGACTTGAAAGCCGCGAAGGAGGCCCGAGAAAAGGCCGTCGCGCAGATGCGGTCGGCGATTCGTGAGGGGACGGTGTTACCGCTGCTCGAGCTCGACGCCGAGACGACCTCGGGCGACCCCACCAGGCCGAGTCCCTAGACCGAGTCCGGGACTTGAACGATGTGGGTGAAAGTCGATGACGGCTTCGTGGAGCATCCGAAAGTGATTGCGGCGGCGGGTCATCTCGGCCCGAATGGCGTGGGGCGGGTCGTCGCCGTGTGGCTTGAGGCGATCTGTTACACGGCCCGCAATCTCACCGATGGGCTCGTGCCGTTCTTGATCGCGCGGAAATTTATCTCGGACCGGCGCCCGCTCGAGGTGCTGGACGTGATGGCCCTGCCCGATGTCCGCCTGATGATCAAGGTGGCCCGCGCATATCGGTTCCATAATTACGATCGGTATCAGCCATCCGCGGCTTCGGTGAAAGACAAACGACAGCGCGATCGGGACTACAAGGCTGCGCACCGGTTTTCGCGGAATGACGGTCGCGATTCTGCGCCGATTCGCGAAAGAATCGCGGAAGATTCTGCGCCGATTCCTGAGCGCTCGCGCGCGCGCGATCCCGTCCCGTCCCGTAAAGAGAAGAAAGAGCAGTGCGCTGACGCGCACGCTTCGCGGTCTCGTGTGCTGGTCAAGCTCGCCCATGTCGTCCTCGACGACATCAGCGAGGACGCCGACGTGCCCCCTATCAGCGAGCTGACCCATCGACTCGGAGATACCGCCACGCGGTACGGCATTGCCTATGCGACGGCACACGAACTGACCAAGGCGATGGATTCGGCCGTGGCGCAACGGCAGCGGAGGGCCTCGTAATGGCGGCCACCTGGACGCTCGCCGTCGTTGAGACGCTCTGCGGCTGCTGCGGCGACGAGCAGCACGGTCCGACGAGGATTCCGGCCGGCGCGCTCGTGCTCGAGCTGCGCCTGCCTGGCGTCTCGCGGCCGAAGTACCGCTGCCAGGCTTGCGGCGAACGCTACCGGCCGTTCACAGATGCGGACCTGCGGCAGTTGTCGGCGACGCCCATTGATCAACCCGCGCCACGCGCCGCCGCGCCCGTCAGGCGGCTGCGCCTGGTGCGCAAGCCGCAGTCGTGGGCCTCACTCGCGGAGTCCACGACAGGGCTCTTCGACCACGCGAAGGCCGCGGCGGGAGATCGGGAGGAAGTATGACCACGAATCTTGCCACCGTGACCGCGGCGATCGCGCCCTACACGCGCGAGCAGATCGATCTCATCAAGCGCCAGGTCGCCATAGGCGTCACCGATGACGAATTGAAATTGTTCTTGTATCAGTGCCAGCGCACCGGCCTGGACGCGCTCGCCAAGCAGATCTACGCGATCAAACGGGGCGGCCGCCTCACGATCCAGACGGCGATCGATGGCTTTCGCCTCATCGCGCAGCGCACGGGCGAATACCGCGGCCAGGTCGGGCCTTACTGGTGCGGCGAGTCGGGCGCCTGGATGGACGTCTGGCTCTCGAGCGAGCCGCCGGTGGCAGCCAAGGTCGGCGTCTGGCGCAAGGAATTCGCCGAGCCGGTCTGGGGCGTGGCGCGCACCGACGCCTATGCCGCGCGGAACGATCGCGGCCAGTTCGCCGGCCTCTGGCGGACGATGGCCGACACGATGATCGCCAAGTGTGCCGAGGCGCTGGCCTTGCGCAAGGCATTCCCGCATGAGCTCAGCGGCATCTACAGCGGCGACGAGATGGCTCAGGCGGTCAACGAGGAGACCGGCGAGATTGTGGCCGAGACCGCGGCGGTCGACACCCCGGTGGTCGCGCGTCCCGAGACGATTACGGTCAAGGTCGTCGGCATCGTTCAGCGAAAACTCAAGGACAACGTCACCAAATTTGTGATCACCGGCGACAACCAGCAGAGCTATCACACGTTCTCGGTCAGCTCCGCCACCGCGGCGAAAGACGCGCAGGCCGCCGGTCTGCCCGTCGAGATCACCTACACCGACACGAAGTACGGCCGGATGATTCAGTACCTGCGCGAGCGCGACGATCCGCGCCCGGAGCCACCGCTCTAGAAGGGAACCCTCATATGCGATCGCTTCTCGTCGTCCTCGTCGCGCTGCTCGTCGCCGGCTGCGGTGACACGATCGTCAATCTGCCGACCAATCCGACGCCGGCCCCGCCGACGACGCCCGCGGTCGTGAAACACACGGTCCAGTTTCGCGTGCAGGGGAACGCGACGAGCGCCCGCGTGCGCTATGCGACGCCAGTCGACGGCCTGACGCAAGTCGTGACGTCGCTCCCGTACTTTCAAACGTTCACGACTACCAGCGACTCGCTCTTTTTGTCGCTCGATGCGATGCCGCTCAGTTTCGCCGTGAGCGTCTCGTACCCGTTCATGTCCGTTCAGATCGTCGTCGACAACACCGTCTTTCGTGAAGCGTCGTCGCAGGATTTCCTCGCCTCGCCACTCGCGGTCTCAGGGCAATGGCGGCAATAACCGATCCGAAGCTGCTCCATCCGATCGCCCGCGTGATGCTGGACGATCTGCGGCGGGCGGCCGCGTACTTCGACGAGCTCGGCGACGTCGAAACGCCCCCGCTCACGCCAGCGCTCGCGCGCGATCACGCGCGCCGCCTGTGGGCCGCGTCCCAAATGGTTGAGCGCCTGGTTGGCATCGTCGAGCTGCTCGTTCGACAGGACGCACTGGATCGGCCCTGGAAGGGTGATGTGTCATGAAGTCCGATCGGGTCGCCTGGACGGATGCGCTAACGACGGCGGTCGAGCCCGTTCGCGCGAACAAGTACCACGCGCGCAAGTGCACCGTCGACGGGATCCGGTTCGATTCAATGCGCGAAGCGAAGCGCTATCAGGAACTGCGTCTGCTCGTGCAGGCCGGCGTCATCCGCGGGCTCACCTTGCAGCCGGAATACAAGATCTGGGTCACCAATCGCTGGACGGGCGAGTTCGTCCACATCGGTCGCTACCGCGCGGACTTCTGGTACATCGGCGCGACGGACGCGGTCGTGATCGAAGACGCGAAGAGCCCAGCGACTCGGACGACTGCGTATCGCTTACGGAAGCGCCTGGTCGAAGCGATCCACGGCGTCACGATCCGCGAGGTGTGAACCGATGAAGAAACGCCGCCCACGCCGCCGCCAGCCTGGACTCCCGTCCATGCCGTGCCCAGCCTGTAATGGGACCCGGCTCGATTTCGATCGCGTCGAGGAATCCATCCCCACGCCCCCGTGTCAAGTCTGCGGCGGTGCGGGTGTCCTGAGAACGCCGACGCTCTCAGGCGGCGGCGGTGATCCGTTTTCGTATTGAGGTGAAACGGTATGGCTCATCAAGATCAGGCGCATGCTCGGCTCGTGATCTGTGCCCCAGCGAAGTACCCGGCGCTCTTTCCCGATGACCTCCACGGAACCTGCGCCCTCTGCCAGCAGCCGGTGCGCTTCCGGCCGCACGTCCCGGCGCCCCGCGTGCTCGTCTGCCTGGAGTGTTTCATCGTGCGGGCCGAACCTGGCGCCAAGTGTGAACTGCTGCCCGAGGCCGCCGCGGAGCTCGAGGCGGCCGGCATCGCGCAGCCGGCCTGGTGACGGATGTGCGCTGGGCGTTCTGGTGCGATCATGCGCATACGTGGCGCGAACGGCTGCCGGATGGTCGCATTGTCCTGGTCTGTCACACCTGTGATCGGCGTGTGCCCTTGATCGCGCGGACCGAGGAGGAACGGGCGGCCATGCGCGCCCGCTATCCCGACCTGCCAGCCCTGGCCGCACGGAAGGGGCCGCCATCGTGACCGGCGACGTACTAATTCTTCTCATCATCATCCTCGCGGTCGCATGGAACCTGTACTTCTCCGTGCGGACGCTCGGCCACACACATCAGCTCATCGCACAGGTCGCCGTCCTGACGATCCGCGTGATGGACGCGAGTGAGGCGCTCCAAGCGCTCGAGGTCGAGCTGCGGGCCGCCCTCGATGCTGAGCCCTATGCCGACGAGGGAGGCGTCTGATGCCCCAGCAGGCGCCGCGGTTCTGCGCCGTGCCCGGCTGCGCCCAACTCACCACGCGCAGCCGGTGCCTAGCGCACGCCGCCCAGGCCGAACACGCGCGCCCGAACTACGCGCTCAGGCGCTGGTACCGTACCCCCAGGTGGCAGGGGCTTCGTGCCCGCGTCCTGCGTGAGGCCGGCTACACCTGCGCCGCCTGCGGCCAGGTCTTCCTGGCCCTCGAGGTGGACCACATTGTCCGGCACGAGGGCCAGCCTGCCAGGTTCTGGGATCGGGCGAACCTGCAAGCGCTCTGTCGTCGGTGCCATCAACGCAAGACGCAGCGTGGGGAGTAATGGGGTGATCTGTGGGGAGATTCGGCGACCGTGGGAAGATCCACACCCAGGGGGGGAGGCGAAAAGTTGAAGTGTCCACTCCTAGGAAACCACCCCAGCGCTACACACACCTTTTGCCTATCTGACTTATGCCTGACCCGATCGTCTTCCCGGCGAAACGTGACCGGCGAGGGGGCTGGAACCGGAATGCTCCTACCCGTGACGATGGGCCGTTGGGTCAGCCGGCGGCCCCGCAGGATCCGATCGCGTTCATCAACCGCTTGACGCATACCAAGGGCCAATTCGGCGGGCAGCCGTTCAACCTGCGGCCCTGGCAGATCAAGATTCTGAAGCGGATCTTCAAGAAGCGGCGCGATGGGCTGCGGCAGTACCGGACCTGCCTGCTCATGCTCCCGCGCAAGAACGGCAAGACCGAGCTCGCCGCGGCGATTGCGCTCTATGGGCTCTTGGCCGATGGCGAAATGGGTGCCGAGGTGTATTCGGCGGCGGCCGACCGGGACCAGGCCGGCCTGGTGTTCGGCGTCGCGGCCCAGATGGTGCGGAACGATCCGGCCCTCGAGGAGGCCTGCTACATCGTCGAGTCGCAGAAGCGGATCGTGCATCGAGCGACTGGCAGCTTCTACCGGGCCATCTCGGCCGAGGCGTACAGCAAGCACGGCTTCAATGCCTCGATGGTGATCTATGACGAACTGCACGCGGCGCCCGATCGCCGGCTCTATGACGTGCTCTCGACGGCGATGGGCGGGCGCCAGCAGCCGCTGTTTCTCGTGATTTCAACCGCCGGGTACGACCGGCATTCGATCCTCTGGGAGTTGTATACCCACGCGAAGAAGGTGCAGGAGCGTCCGGCCATCGATCCGTCGTTCCTGCCGATTCTCTACGAGGCGCCCGAAGGGGCCGACTGGACGAAACCGCGTGTGTGGCAGAAGGCGAATCCGGCGCTCGGCGATTTCCGCTCGCTCGAGGAGCTGCAGACCCTGGCGGTGCGCGCCAAGGAGATTCCCGCGCAGGAAAACACGTTCCGCCGGCTGTACCTGAACCAGTGGACCGAGCAGGCCGCCAGGTGGATTCAGATGCCCGCGTGGGACGCCTGCCAGACGCCACCAGTGAGCCGCCAGGCGCTCCAGAAACGCCGGTGCTACGTCGGGATGGACCTGAGCACCACGACCGACCTGACGGCCTTGGTCGCGGTCTTCCCGGACGAGCTCGGCTTCGACGTGCTGGCCCGGTTCTTCGTGCCCGAGGAGCGGATTCGCGAACGGTCCCGCCGGGACCACGTCCCGTATGACGAGTGGGCGCGCCAGGGCGTACTGACGTCCACGCCTGGCGCAGTTGTCGACTATGACGTCTTGCGGCAAGTCCTGAGACAATGGGCCGCGGAGTTTTCCCTACAGATGGTCGCCTTCGATCCGTGGAATGCTACCGATCTCGTGAGCCGGCTGCAGCAGCAGGACGGGCTGCCGTGTGTCTCGATGCGCCAGGGCTTCGGGTCGCTCTCGGCGCCGACCAAGTCGCTCGAGCAGGCCATTCTGAGCCGCCGCCTCCGCCATGACGGGCATCCGGTGCTCCGCTGGAACGTCAGCAATGTCGCCGTCGAAACCGATTCGGCGGGCAATCTTCGCCCGTCGAAAGTCCTCTCGACCGAGCGGATCGATGGCGTCGTCGCGCTCATCATGGCCGTCGACATCATGAACCGGCTGGGCACGGTCGCGACACCGAGCTATCAGATGCTGGTGGTCGGGTGAAGCGCCGCGGTCGGCCGCGCGTGGACGAGGGCGACAGTTCGCAGACCGTCACTATCACCTTGCCGCGCAAGCAATACGATCAGTTCTGCGCCGATGCCCAGCGGCAGGACATCTCGATCCCGGCCGTTATTCGGGTAGCGCTCGAAAAAACAACCAAAAAATAGACAGCCTGCCGAAGGTGCGTTCCACTCGTGAACCGTGGAACGTGCATACGCCCTGCTCGAGGTGAAGGCGGTGGAGCCCTCCCGCCGGATGATCAGCGGGATCGCGTCCACGCCCGAGGTCGATCGCCAGGGCGACATCTTCGACCCAGCCGGCGCCACGTTTCGCAATCCCGTCCCCCTCCTGCTCCATCACGACGTCGAGCACCCGATTGGGACGGCCTTTCTGGCGGTCACGCCGGCGGGCGTCACGTTCGAAGCGACGTTCCCGAGTGTCGACGAGCCGGGGCCGCTCAAGGCGCGCATCGACGACGCCTGGCAGTGTCTCAAGGCCGGCGTAATGTCCGGTGCCTCGATTGGGTTCCGGGTGCTGGACGGCGGCGTGCAGTACCTCAAGAGCGGCGCACGCAAGCTCGTGAAGACGGAAATCTGTGAGCTCTCCCTCGTGACGATTCCCGCGAACGCGAGCGCCACGATCCGACTGGTGAAATCACTTGCGGGACCGTACCGCGCGGAGAAGCCTGTTATGAAGCAGACGATCTCGGAACACATTCAGAATCTCGAAAACAAGCGCGCGGCGGTGGCGGCCCGGATGACCTCGATCATGGAAGCATCCGCCGAGGAAGGGCATACCACCGACCCGGAGTTGGCGACCGAGCACGACGGCCTGACGATGGAGGTCAAGGCGATCGACGCCGACCTGGCCCGCTGGCGCGAACACGAGAAGCTCCAGATCACAAGCGCGGTACCCGTCCCGGCGATTCCCGCGCCGCGGCCGACCTACCAGTCCATCTCGGTCAAGGCGAACGTGCCGCTCGGCACGGCATTCGTCCGTGCCGCCTGCGCGCAGCTCGTGTGCAAGGGCAATGTCCGTGATGCGGCGGCCTACGCCGAAGAGCGGTGGAAGGACTCGACGCCGGAAGTCGCGCTCTATCTCAAGGCCGCGGTGGCGCCTGGCACGGTGACCGATGCGACCTGGGCGTCGCCGCTCGTCAACCAGAACATCGCCAACGAGTTCATCGCGCTCCTGCGCCCGGCGACGATCCTGGGCAAGGTGCCCGGCATGCGCCAGGTGCCCTTCAACACGAAAGTCCCGACGCAGACGGCCGGCGGCACCTACGGCTGGGTCGGCGAAGCCAAGCCCAAGCCGGTCACGAAACTGGCATTCTCGTCGACCTCGCTCGGCATCTCGAAGGCGGCCGGCATCATCGTGCTGACGAAAGAACTCGTCATGCTCAGCAACCCAGCCGCGGAGGATCTGGTCCGTCGCGACATGATCGCCGGCATCGCGCAGTTCCTCGATTCGCAGTTCATCGATCCGGCGGTCGCCGCCGTCGCCGGGACCAATCCGGCGTCGATCACGAACGGCGCGCCGACGTCCGCGGCGACGACCAATCCAGTCGCCGACATCATGGGCCTGATCTCGTTCTTCGCGACGAACAACATCAGCGTCGACGGGCTGACGTTCATCCTGTCGGCGGCGAATGCCCTGTCGCTGTCCTTCCGCACGAATCTGGACGGATCGCCCGAGTTCCCCGGCCTGTCGACCTCAGGCGGCACCTATCGGGGGCTCAACTTCGTCACGAGCAACGCCGCCGGGACCAATGTGATCGCGCTGCAGCCCTCGCTGATTCTGTATGCCGACGATGGCGGCGTGACGATCGACGCCTCCGAGCAGGCGTCGCTGCAGATGGACAGCGCGCCGGCCTCGCCGGCCGATGCGACGACGGTGTATGTCTCGCTCTGGCAGACGAACTCGATCGGCCTGCGCGCCGAACGGTTCATCAACTGGGCGAAGGCGAACGCGAACGCCGTGAAGTACCTGACGGCGACCGCCTGGCCCGCGCCGACCGGCGCGGAAGTCGCCGTCTCTGGCTCGAGCCGCAGCAAGGGCTAACGGCGTGGGCGTGCTCGCGTCGATCCGCTCGTCGCTGCGCGCGGTCTTCGCCCCCGGCGCGTCGTCGCCGGCCGGGGGTGCGGGCGCGTGGATGCCGATCGTCCATGAGCCCTATACCGGCGCGTGGCAGAAGAACGACGAGCTCCGGCTCGAGACGGTGCTCGCCAATCCGGTCGTCTTTCGCTGCGTGTCGCTCATCGCGTCCGACATCGGGAAGCTGCCGCTTCGGCTCGTCGCCGTCGATGCCAACGGGATCTGGCACGAGACGACGAGCCCGGCATTCTCACCCGTGCTGCGCCAGCCGAATCGCTACCAGACGCCAGCCCAGTTCTTCGAGGCCTGGATGTTCAGCAAGCTGCTCTGGGGGAACACCTACGTCCTGAAGGATCGCGATCAGCGGGGCGTCGTGGTCGGCCTGTACGTGCTCGATCCGTGCCGCGTGAAGCCGCTCGTCGCGCCAGACGGGAGCGTCTACTACGAGCTCCAGGCCAACGACCTGGCCGGCATCCAGACCAACAGCGAGCCGCTGGTCGTCCCGGCGAAGGAGATGATCCACGACCGGTGGAACTGCGCCTTCCATCCGCTCGTCGGTCTCTCGCCGCTCTACGCCTGCGGTGGGGCGGCCAGTCAAGGCCTGGCGATGCAGATGTCCAGCACGGCGTTCTTCTCGGGCGGCGGCCGACCGAGCGGGATGCTGACGCCGCCCGCCGGGGCGCCGTCGATGGATCAGAAGACGATCGAGCGCATCAGCGAGAAGTGGAACAACCTCGGCGCGAATCGCACGGCCATTCTCGGCGACTTTTTGAAGTACGAGCCCGTGGGCAGCTCGGCGGCCGACTCGCAATGGATCGACCAGGTGGGCTGGACGGCGAAGACGATCGCCGGCTGTTTCGGTGTGCCGATCTCGATGGTCGACTCCAGCCAGCAGCCACCGTACGCGAATAACGAAGCCAGCACGCTGCAGTACCACTCGCAGTGTCTGCAGACGCATCTGACGGCCATCGAGGCCGCACTTGATGCCGGGCTGGAATTGCCGTCGCCCTACGGCACCGAGTTCGACCTCGACGATCTCATTTGGATGGACACGGCGACCAAGACCAAGGCCGCGCACGATGCGATTAGCGCGGGCGCCATGTCGCCGAACGAAGCGCGGCTCAAGTACTTCGGGCTCGGGCCGGTGCCGGGCGGGGATTCTCCCTTCCTGCAGCAGCAGTACTACTCGCTCGAGGCGCTCGCCATGCGCGACTTGAGCGGCCCGGCGCCGGCCGCGCCGCCGCCCGTCGACACGCCGACGGAGGCGCAGCCGTGACGCTCGACTTCTCGCGTGTCACGCTCGCCGGCCCGCTCTGGACGGTGGCCGAGGTGAAGTCGTTGCAGTTGAAGATTACCGATGCGGCGCACGATAGCGACGTGCAGGAAAAGCTAGACGCGGCCGAGGAATATGTTCTCGCGTACCTCGGGGCGGGGGCCGATCCGAGCTGGACGCCGACGACGGCGCCCAAGGCCGTGAAGAAGGCGATTCTGGGTTTGACGACGTACCTCTATGAGCATCGCGGCGACGATGTCGGCAATGCGGCCCGGCCGGATGACGCGATGATCTGGAATTTTCTGCAGCACATGCTCTCGAACTATCGCGATCCGGCGCTGGCCTGACATGGGGATCGGCGCCTATCGGCATGTCGTGACGCTCCAGGATGTGGATCCAGCCGTGGTGCTCGATCCCCCGACGTGGCACTGCTCGGTGCAATCGGCGGCCGGCCAGGTGATCGACGGGCTCGCGGCGTACTTTATCCGCGGCCGATTTCATCCTGGCATCACGCTCGAGACGCAGATCCTCTTCGAGGGGCGGACGTTGCAGGTGCAGAGCGTCAATGATGTCGACGAGCGGCACCAAGATCTGGTGCTTACGTGTGTGGAGCCGGTCGCCCGTGGCGGCAACCCTGGCACGACGCCGACCATCACGACCCCGCCGCAGGATGTGACGATCGCCGAGGGGGAGAGCGCCACACTGACGGTCGTCGCCGCCGGCACGGCGCCGCTCGTGTATCAGTGGACGCAGGCGGGCGTCGATCTTGCGGGCGCGACGAGTGCGAGCTATGTGACGGGGCCGCTGACGGTGACGTCCGTCTACGCGGTCCGCGTCTCAAACATCTACAGCACCGTGACGTCCCAGCCCGCGACGGTCACGGTCGAGCCACCACCGGACTATCAGGAGACCGTCCTGGCCGATGGCGTGATCGCGTATTGGCCGCTGGACGATCCCGCCGGGAGTCTGACGGTCCACGATCTGGCGGGCACGGGAGCGGGGACGGTGCACGGCTCTACAGTCCTGGGCGTCCCTGGGCCTGGCGCGGCGACCGCGGCCTCGTTCGACTCCGACAACTTCGGGGACTACATCGGCATCCCGCTCACGACGATCCCGATGCAGGCGTCGATTGAACTGTGGTTCGCGTGGACGCGGACCACCGGGCAGTCCATGTCGCTGTTCTCGAACAAGTGGAGTACCGACTACGCAATATCGATCACTTTGAGTACGGGTAGCGTTTTGTTCGAGGTCGCCCAGGATAGCGGCGGAATAGCATCTCCACCGGGGGTCATCATCAACGCGGACGGGCAGTGGCACCATGTCGTGGGCGTCATCGACGCGAACGCCTCGCGGGTCTGGCTCTACATGGATGGCCAGACCAACTTCCCTGATGGCGTGCCTGTTACGCGAACGCATCCGAGCACCCAGACGCAGTGCACGCTTGGTGGCAACGACGATTCGACCTACAGCTACTTGACGGGCCAGATGGCCGACGCCGCGATCTATCCTCGCGCGCTCACGCCCGCTGAGGTGACGGCGCACTACTCGCTGCGCCTGGGCGTATTGGGGAGGCGACGATGAGTGCCAACCAGTTACGAATTAACGGCCTCGACGAGCTGCGCAAGGCCCTCCTCGCGCTGCCGCCCGAGCTCGTCCGCGAGTCGAGCGTGATTGTCCACGCCCAGGCGGAAGCGGCGGCCCGCGAGATCGCGGGCGCGTATCCGGTCCACACGGGCAACCTGCGCGACCATCTGCGAGTCGACGTCGCGGGCGATGCCGTGAGTGCGACAGCGCGCGTCCGCAACACGGCAAAGCATGCCTGGATCTTCGAGCACGGCACGGGACCGCGGCGCTGGGCGAGTGGCAAGAGTACGGGGCGCATGCCTGAGGGTCGGGTGTTTATCCCGATCGCGATGCAACGGCGCCGCATCATGTTGGCCGCCTTGATCGATCTGGTCGAGCGGTCAGGCCTGCACGTCAGCGGCGCGGCCGGCTGACTGTGTTCACGTTGACTATCGATGGCTGAGGAGAAAATTCAATGGCTGCACCGGCTGCTCCCGTCAACAATCCTGGTACCCACGGCAAAGAGGGCATCGTCGCGCTGAAGATGAACTCGGGCGACGCCTATGTCGCCATCGGCAACATCTCCGACTGGACGCTGAACATGGCCAAGGACAAGGTCGAAGTGACCTCCCTGGGCGATGCGAATAAGCGCTACGTCATGGGGCTCAAGGACATCAGCGGATCGTTCTCGGCGTTCTGGGACCGGTTGACCGATGTCATCTTCGACGCGGCCGATGTCGACACCGGCTGCTACCTCGCCATCTATCCGAGCGCGACGAGCTCGCAGTGCTGGGAGGGGCCGGCGCATCTGGACGCCTCGATCAAGGGCGGCATCACCAGCGCCGTCACGATCGACGGCACCTTTGTCGCCAACGGCGCCTGGACGCGGACCAGCATGGTGGCCGCGACCGGCGCGACCGGCGTCACCAGTCCCGGCACCTTCACGCCCGCCGGCGCGATGGCGCCCGCCAACCTGGCCGCCATGAGCGGCGTTACCGCCTCGCCCGCGACGGCCTGGACGACGGGCCAGTACGTCAAGCTCGGCGACGGCTCCACCGCGCATTGGAACGGTACGGCCTGGGTCGCCGGCGTGGCGTAAGCCGGTGGCCATCACCGGCGTCAGGCATCGGATCGTCATCGAAGGCGTGGCGGCCACGGTCCGCCTCGGCTATCACCAGGCCGCCACGCTCGGCCGCTGGAAGGTCGACGGCGATCTCTTCATCGCCGCGGTGGAGACCGTCGATGGCTTTCGCATCACACAGACGCCGCTGACGCTGGAGATCGCCAATGCCGACGGCATTCCGACCCGGCGCCCGCTTGGCGATGTCACCGTGTACCAGGGGCAACTGTCCGCGCGACTGTTGCCGAAACGTCAGGAGCCATGACATGGGATCGCGCTATCGCAAACAGGAAGAGATGCGCCTCGAGCTGTCCGGCGGCGACTGGCTGCTCGTGCGCAAGCACCTGACGGCCGGCGAGGAGCGCGACGCCCAGGCGCGCGTCATCAAGGCCGGGTCGTTCAAGCAGGGCGAGAAGCCCGAGCTCGACCTCGAGCACCTCGGCATCGCGCAGGCGGTCAGTTACCTGATCGACTGGTCGATCACCGACGCCGACGACAAGCCGATCCGGATTCGCGATCAGGGCTATGCCTTCGTGGCGGCGGCCCTCAGGAACCAGACGCCCGAGAGCCTGCGCGAGATCCTCGAAGCGATCCAGGCGCATGACGGCGCGATGACCGCCGAGCGCGAGCTCCAAAAAAAAGACCTGGATGGCACGACCGCACGCTCTCCGACCTTCACATCTGTCGCGTGATGGGCTGGACCTACGACGACCTGCTGGACTTGCCCGTTGACGTCTACAGCGTGCTCGTCGACGCCTTGAACGAGGAAGCCGCGAAGGCCCGGAATTTATAACATGGCCCTGTCCGCCACCTTCACCGCGAACTTCGCCAGCTTCTATGACGCGGTCGACAAGGCTGACGCGAAGCTCAAGGACTTCGGTGAGGGCGCCGACAAGGTCGGCGGCCGCCTCACGACCCTCGCCAATCAATTCTCCGGCCGGAAGATCGTGCAGGAAGCCACGATCGCGGCCAAGGCCGTCGAGGAAGTCGGCGGCGTCTCGAAGCTCACCGAAGGGGAACTCGAAAAGCTCGGGCGGACGGCGCAGGAAGCCGCCGAGAAGATGGGGAAGCTGGGGATGGACGTGCCGCCCCAGATCCAAGCCATCGCGGACGCCGCGAAGGGCGCCAAGGAACAGACCTCCATCATCGGCGACGTCGCGGACGCGATCGGGCCGAAGATACTCGCGGCGTTTTCGATCGGCGCGATCGCGGACTGGGCCAAGAGCACGATCGACGCGGCCAGTCACATCCAGGATTTGTCCTCAAAGCTCGATGTCTCGAAGGAGGCGATCCAGCGGTGGGGGTATGCCGCCTCGCTGAGCGGCGCGTCGATCGATGACGTCGCGGCGGCGCTCGCCTTCATGAACAAGACGCTCGACGGCGGCTCCGACTCGACGGTGGCGGCGCTGAAGGCCGCCGGCCTGGCGTTCAAAGACATTCGCGCCATGAACTCGGAGGACGCCTTCAATGCCATCGTGGAGGCCATCCAGAAGATCCCGGATCCGATGACGCAGGCGCGCGTGGCGACCGAGCTCTTGGGGAAGGGCGCGCAGGATCTGCTGCCGGCCATCCGTGACGGGTTCAAAGAGGTCGGGGCCGAGGCGGCAGTGATGTCCGACGAGGTCATCGCCGCGAACAACAAGATCGGCGCCTCGTGGACGACCCTCAAGGGCCAGGCGGCGGTCTTCAGCGCGAACCTGATCACGCTCGTCTCGGAGGGCATCGACCAGTACATGGGTCAGACGCAGGAGACGATCGACAAGACCGTCAAGGAGTTTGAAACCTCACTGGATCATGCGACGTCAGGCGCCGTCGCCCGCCACGCGGCGGCGATGGGCGACCTAGTGCCGAAGCTCAAGGACGCCGACAAAGCGTACGCGGCCTTCGGCGACACGAACAAAGAGAACGAGAAGAAGATCGATGTGGCGGCGGCGGCGCAAGAGCAGCACACCAAGAAGATCCAGGCGCTCGCGGACACGCTCACCGGCACGGACATCACGCGCAAGCAGGAGGATCTCGCTGAGGCCATCAAGAAGGCGGGCGGCGAGGCGAAGATCACCGCGGAACAAACGAAGGCGCTCGGGAAGGAACTTGACGACATCGTGACCGCCGGCGGGCATCTCAATCCACAGCTGATCGGCCTCCATGACAAGTATCTGAAGCTGCACAGCATCCTGCCAGACGTCGCGGTCGACATGAAGAAACTGTTCGACCGGTCGGAGGATCTCGCGCCGAGTTTCCTGGTGCTCAACGAACGCGCGGACCATTTCGGCAAGTTCGTGAAGGAGTTCTCAACGAAGGACATCGTCCAGCAGACCGGGACTCTCATCGCCGTGCTGGACGAGGAAGCGAAGGGGTGGGATGAGACCCGGCGCCGGGCGAAGAAGGCCGATGATGAAATCGAGGAACGGCATAACGAGTTCGTCAAGACCATCCAGGGCTACGGCGTCACGCTGATTGATGGCCTTGTGAGTGGCTGGGACTCGTTCAAGGAGGCTGGTCACCGCGTGCTCGACGACATCCTCCACTACATGGAGTCGGTCTTCGTCAAGAAGATGCTGGAGTACTTCGGCCTCGTGGAGACCGGTGGCTCCACCGCGTTCGCTGGCCTCACGGCGGCGAGCGCGGAGAGCACGAGTGCGATTGTGGCGCAACATACGGCGGCGTCGGCCGCGACGACGGCGACATGGGTCAGTGCGTTGGCGACGATCGGCGCGGTGGCGCTCGGCGTCGTGGCGACACTGGCGCAGATGTGGATGATTTACTCGTTCATCAAGGCGGCGTTCAGTCCTCACATCACGCCGCCGACGCCGACTCCGACCTCCCCGCCGCCTGATATTCCGGCGAACCCGGAGCCGGGTAGTCCGTCCTACGACGCCGGCCTGGCCTACGCGCAGCAGTTGTTCGACCAGGGGCAAAGGGCAGGCGCTGGCCAGGAGGTGATGCAGGCCTTCATCGACTACATGTACACGCATCCCGAGTTCTGGGGGAAGGGCAACGGGTTCGCGACGGGCACGCATGGCAAGTATCTGAACTTCGGCGCCGGCACGCCGGTCATGCTGCACGGCTGGGAGGCGATCGTGCCGCGCGCCAAGTCGGGCGCCTTCGCCACGGTGAACGGGGCGCCGGTCGCTGGCGGAGCCGGCGCGGTGAACGTCGGCGGCGTGACGCTCAACCTGCAAGCGTCGTCGGTCGATGAGGCCTGGCTCCGCCGGGGCGGGGCGCGCCAGATCGCCGATGCGGTCGCGACGTATCTGGGCCGGTCGCTCGGCGTGGCGCCGGTCTAAGCAAGAGAGGGAGATCATGGCCTTGTTGTTCTTCGATGGATTTGATCACTATGGGGACGGGGCGGGGGTCGGCTCCCTCAGCACGGGGCTGGCGAAGTGGGGCGCGAGTACCGGGGGGAGCGCGCCCGCCGTCACGAACTCGCTCGCGCGGACGGGCACGTGCTCCCTGCGATCCGCCGGGGCGGCCGATGTGAATACGAAGCCACTCCCCGCGAGTGGCGGCGCGGTGGTGGGGATGGCATTCCGGCAGTCCGTCATCCAAGCGACCGATATCTTCCAAGTGAAAGAAGGGGCCAGCACGGTCCATATGGCTGTGGCGATCACGGCCTCGGGCACGCTGCAAGTGAAACGCGGGAGCACGGTGCTGGCGACGGGCACCAAAGTGATCGCGGTGAACAGTTGGTATTACCTGGAACTGTTGACCGTGATCCACGATACGACCGGATCCTACGAGCTGCGCGTGGATGGCTTGATGGAACTGAGCGCGACGGGCACCGATACGCGCAATGCGGGCACCACCGGGCAATGGGACCGGATCCAGGTCATGGGCACGTTCAGCACGCTGCAATACCTCGACGATTTGTATGTGTGTGACACGAGCGGGAGCGCGCCGACGAATACGTTTCTGGGACCGGTCAAAATCGAAACGCTGTTTCCCCAGACCGATGCCGTCTCGGCCGGCAGTAACGCCGGGCTCACGCCCTCCACGGGCACCGACCACGGCGCGCTGGTGGACGAACCCGTGCCCAACACCACCGATTACAACTCGTCGCCCACGGTGGGCCTGAAGGACACGTACCAATATCCGGCGATGACACTCACCGGCGTGATCCTCGGGATCCAGACCAATCTGTTCTGCCAGAAATCGGACGCCACCGCGCGGACGGTGTGCGCCGTGGTGCGATCGGGCGGCACAGACTACGACGGCGCGAGCGTGTCCCCGCTCACGACCTGGGGCTATCTGTCAGAAGTACGTGCGCTGAATCCCGCCACGTCCGCGCCCTGGACGACGACGGAGATCGCCGCGCTCGAAGCGGGCATGAAAGTGACCGCGTAGTCCTGGCCGATGGCGGGCAATCTCGTTTCCCAGCTCCCGCTCGAAGTCCTGGTGCTGACGCCGCGCGGCCCGGCCGCCGTGTCGCAGCTCGCGCTCGAGATCCTGATTAACACGTCCGCCCCGCCGCCCAATGCGGCGCGGCTCGATCAGCTCCCGCTCGAAGTCCTGGTGCGAGAGGTGACGGCGCGGCTCGATCAGCTGCCGCTCGAAGCGGCGGTGCGGTCGAACGTGCCGATCACGATGAGCCTGGCCCAGGCGCCGCTCGAAGTAATGTGGCGAGAGTTTACGGGACTCCGGATCACGATCAACGGGGTGGACGTGACTCACACGGTGCGATCGGCGATGGGCGGCACGATCGGACCAATGCGCGTCAACGAGCTCTCGACGGCGCATTTTCAATTCCTCGACGGCCAGGCGCCCAACCGCGGCGACACGCTCGTCGCATACGCGATCGACGGGGTCACGCCGATTTTTGCCGGCCTGGTGCGCAAACGCACGGCGACCTCCTACGCCCGCGGGCTGTTCGAGATGGTGACCGATGTCGATGTCGACGACTGGTGGATCTATCTCGACACGTCGATCGCGACGTCGCGCGTGTACACCGGGCCGGTGACCCTGAAAGCGGCGCTCACCGATCTGGTCGCCGATTGCGGGCTCGGCGCGGCCGGATTCACGGTCGATCCAGCGCAAGTGGACGGGCCGACGTTTCCGGCGTTTGCGTGGAGCCAAACCGGCGCCGCCGAGGCGGTGCGCACGCTGTCGACCTGGAGCACCTCCGGATCGACCAGCTACGTCGCGCGGATTTCCCCGACCAAAGTGATCCGGATGTTCGTGCCGGGGACCGACCCGGCGCCGGTCACGATCACCGACGCGGCACCGAACGTTGAGGAGATCGGGTGGGCCGATCCCGACGCGATCCCCTATACCAAAGTGGCGCTTTGGTGCGGCCCGGCCGGGCCGATCGACTACACGCAGCATTGGACCCAGGCCGGCGGGGCGACGTCCTGGATCGCGGATATTCCGGCGGCGAGTAGCACGACCGCCGGGTACGTGACAGTGGGTGGGATTTTCCTCACGGTCGCGACCTACGGCGATCCGACCGCCGATCCGGCCAGCTATACGTGGGAGTGGCAGACGCGGACGCTGCGCCTGAGCCTGGGCGCGCTGCCGCCTGATGGCACGCCGATGATCTTTGTCTACTCGGCGGCCTCGCCGTTTCTCGTCACGGCGGGGACGGGATCGATCGTGAGCACGTCGTATGACGAGACGATTCTGACGCTGGCCGACGGGCAACGCACGGCCGACGCGCTCTTAGCCAAGCTCAACCCCGGCGCCGCCGCGAAGAGCTGGTCGATCATGAGTCACGATCACGGGTGGCAACCGGGGCAGGGGATTAACGTGGCGCTCACGGCCCCGGCCTATACCGGGCTACTGACCATCAACGACGTCACGATCTACATCTACACGATCTTCATCTGGAAGTATGCGATCGGGGCCGCCGAGACGGTCATCTATCAGGGGAGCTCGGCCGATCAATGGCGGGCGCTCGGCGTCGGGGTGCCTGGCAGCGGGGCGGCGCCGTCCACGCTCAGCGGCGAGATGAGCGGCGGGCTGACGCAGCTCACGGGCGACGTCACGGCCGGACCGGGGAGCGGGTCCGAAGTGGCGACGATCGCCAATGATGCAGTCACGTACGCGAAGTTCCAGAACGTCTCGGCGGCGGCACGACTGCTCGGGCGCGGGTCGGCGGCCGGCGCCGGCGATGTGCAAGAACTGACGCTCGGGACGGGCCTGTCCATGACGGGCACGACCGTCAACGTCGATGCGCTTGGAGCTGGGGCCTGGATCAACGTCCCCTTCAACGCCGCGAACTTTGCCGGAACCGGCGGGATGTCGTGGACCGTCGCCTCGGGGAATGTCGTCACCAATCAGTACGCGATCGTCGGCAAGATCCTGATCTGGCTCTTCAACGCCGGCGGCACGACGTTGAGCGGGACGCCGGGCTCGTCCGTGCAGATGACGGCGCCCTTCCCCTCGATCTTCCAAATCCAAGCGACGGGCCAGATCAACGTCCCCGGCACGCCCGGCTGGGCGCCGTCATTTATCTCGAACGGCAGCGGGTCGACCTTCACCATTTACCAGGCGGACGGTTCCCCGTTCCCCGCGGTCGGCACGCTGTATCTGTCGTTCCAGCTCATCATTCCGATCGCGTAAGCACTCCATCAGAGAGGACTCACCATGAGCGTCGGCTTACCCGTCACGAAGCAAGAACTCGACTCCAGAGCAGGCGACCTCGCCCGCGCCTTTCAACGCCTGGCCGGGGACGCGACGACGTTAAAAGGGTACCTCGACAGCGCGACCGAGCAGGTGCTCGTCGACCTGGGGTACACGTCCAACGAAGTCGCGGTCCTCAAAACGTCCGCCGCCGATCTCCAGCAGCTGCTCGTCAAGATCGGCTACGGGGCGGAAGCGTTACCGGCGCCGAAGGATTTCACGGTGTTCCTGCGCCAGCTCTGGGGTGTCGGCGCGTACTGAGATCGCATGAGAGAGGAGGGTGTGATGGACCTGGTCATCCTCGTGCTCGTCGTCGCGCTCATCGGGTTCCTCGTCTACATCATCACGACCAAGGTGCCCATGCCGACCGGCTGGGCGACGACGCTCCAGGTGCTGGCGCTGGTCGTGCTCGTGCTGTGGCTGCTCTCGCATTTTGTGGCGCTGCCAAACGTGTTGCCGCGGCGATGACGGGACGCTGCGGCGACTGCCGGCATTGGAAGCGCAAAGGCGAGACGCTCGATGGCGTCGGCCGTGGCGTCTGTTGGGATCAGGTCCCGGCCGCCATCACGCGCGACGATGAGGGCTGCGGGGCGTTCCTGGACAAGCTCGCGAATCGTGCGGAGGTCGAGGCCTGGCGCCAGGCGGCGCGGGGGAGTGGAGCGTGAAACTCAAACCGTGGGAAGTGGAGCTCGTCAACCGGTTCGTCTGTCCCGGCTGCGGCGCGAAGAATACGCCGACGACGACCGTGATTCAGCTCGACCCCTCGCACAATGCGCGGTGCTCGCATTGCGGGCACGAAGCACCAGCGAAGCGCTTTCTTCCGGACGTGGACGACGGATGACCAGGACGCGAGCAAAAATGGCTCGATAAGTCACACGGGGTCGGGAGGTGCCAGCGGATCATTCTAGCGTGATGAAAACGCGATTCGCCTTGGCGCTCAGTGTCGCTCTCGTTCTCACCCAGTCGCTCGCCTGTGGCAGTAAGGGCGGCACGCCCACGACTCCGAGCACGCCGGTTCCCGTCGCGAGTACTCGCATCATCAACGTGTTTGGCTCGATGACGTTTGGAGCGATCGACGTCGGGTCGAGTTTCTCCAACACCCTTGCCATCCAAAATCAAGGAAACGCGAGCCTGACCATCACGGGCATCACGGGCAGCAATGGCATCACGGCTGTGACGACCGTCAGTTGGAGTGGTGGCACGATCGCCCCTGGTGCCACACAGAACGTGACGGTGAAGTTTACGCCCGCAGCCACGACCAGTTACACCGGGACGATTACCGTCAACGGGGATCAGACGAGCGGCACCAACACGATCGCCTTCTCGGGGTCCGGGGTTCCTCCTCCGGGAGGCGCCACATCCTTTGGCACGGGTCAATTTCGCGTCGGGACCGACATCACGGCCGGCCGCTTCTTCACCGATCCGCCGGCCAGCTGCTATTGGGAGCGTCAGTCCGGGTTTGGCGGCACGTTCTCGGAGATTGTCGCGAACGACTTCGTGTCCTACGACGCCGGCCAACTCATTGTGGACATTGCTGGCAGTGACAAGGGCTTCAAGTCGGATGCGTGCGGGACGTGGCTCCGAGACTCTCCACGGCGCGGCTTCTCGACAAACATCACGCCGGGGATGTGGCTCGTCGGAAGTCAAATCGCACCGGGCACCTATCGGATCGGCGGCGGCGCCGGCTGCTATTGGGAACGGCTACGCGGATTTAGTGGAAACTTTGGCGACATCATCGCGAACAACTTCTCATCAACCGCAACGGTGCAATTCGTCACGATCTCGGGTGGAGACGTTGGCTTCAACAATGATGGGGACTGCGGAACATGGGCCCCATCCGCGACGATCGCTCAGGAAGGGCAGTCGGTGCCCATCATCCAATCGCGGCAGGATATTGAGCAGCAACGGACGCTGTATCGTCAAAAGATCGGGCGCTGAATCAGCGTAACCATTACGTGAATGGAGGGTGCCGAAACGTGGCGAAAGGTGGCGTTTGGTGACGGTTTGGACTCGCCCGGGCGAGCAGGGCTGATCCTCGATTGAGGCCCGTATTCATTGATTTATTTGGGGATTTTAGTGGTGGACGGCGCGAGGCTCGAACTCGCGACCTCTGCGTTGCGAACGGGTCGCTATTCGCGATTTCCCTAATGTTTTCGCCTGCTTTTGAGGTCGCGTCACCAGAACGTGAATGGGATTAGTGGTTTTTCGCTCGAGTGCCGCCCGGGCGCGCTAGTGGACCGCCCCCCGCAGGCGCATGGCCTTGGGGAGCCACCAGCGCCACGGCTCGTCGGGCTGGGGCGGGGCGATGCCGCAGACGGGGCAGAAGCCAAACTGCACGAGGTCGCCGTCGTCGTTCACGATCGGGTCCGAGGCGACGACTGGACTGCCGCAGGGGCAGGAGAGCGCCGCCAGCTCGCCCGGGGCGAAGAGATACGACTGCGGCATGGCGTCTTACCCTAAGCCCGTTTGCGCACCCGCGGCCGCTGATTGCCATCTGCGATCGACCGCAAAAAATCCCGCATCTCATACTTCAGAACGATGACTTCGGCGTCAGTCAATGTCTGGAGTCGGGCAAGCACCTCTGCAGGCACGACGAGTGGGCCCTTCGTCATCAGAGTAGTGAGCGCCCGTCGACCATTGGCGATTTCCTTCTGGACGCCCTCACGCCATGCGCGATCTGCGAAGTCGGCCAGTGCTTGTCTCCTTTTCTGGGTTCGATCGGCGCGAGATTCCGATACGAACAAGCTTTCAATGGCCTTCTTCGTGGACCTCTGAAGCAGCTTTGCCATTT